GGAAAAATTAATACCTATATCAACTTTTGCTGATTGTCTATATAGATAATTTAATTCGGCAGATGAGAAGATTCCGTCATCGGGGGCATCTTCCCCCCAATAATGACCGTTATAACCATACTCTACTAATTCTCTTACGATCTCATTATCTTGATCGTAAAAAGGGTCTAAAATTAAAGTATCTCTTATATATTCTTTAGCGTTGGGGCTTAATAATTCTAACGATGCCTCATCTTTTCTATTTGATATCTCAGAAAATTTTTGAAGTAAATCTTTTTCAAAATAACATTTAGTTCTTACAGTTTTACAATCTTCGCTTAAAGTAACTGTGACTGGGTGAGTTTTATGCAGACCGGATTTTTTCATCCATACATAACTAAAATGCTTTTGCATTGCGTGATGGCCATGTTTAAAATTTCCCGCTGTTCCACAACATCCCACTTTTCTGAAAGATTCGTCTGTTAAAGCAAGCACAGGTTCGCATATATTACAATCAGAAGTGTCAGAAATTGGATTAGTGGGTAGTATACTAGACGCTTTCCATTCTCCTGCTGTAAATATTTTTGTTCTGCTATTTAACTTACGAACTTGAAAATTAGACGTTGTCTGTTTTCTGAACCTATTAACCATAAAAATAGGCCAGTCAGAAAATATAGCCTGAAGATCATATTCCACGTCTAATGGGCTATTGGGTAAATGTACAAAAAGCCCCCCGAATCTTTCTTTTAGATTCTTTATAGACGGGTTGCTATACCTACTTACCTCCCCTCCTGTATCGGATAGAGGGTCTCCCTTAATTAACGTAGAAAAATTATTTGTATATAATTTAGGATTATAAAAATCTTCATCACTACCGATACTAGAAAAAGTGAAAGCAGTGTCTGCTCCCACACTAGCGTCTGACGCTATTGCGTCAATATATATCCCCGGTTTGAAAGAGTCTGTAGTTGAATATTCATGACTTAAAAGATAAGGATTAGCGTCCGTATTTATAACTTCTCCTAAAAAATATTCACTGTTACCATCCGTATCTTCGCCTATAAGAAATGTGTTTTCGATAGAAAAACAAGAGTCTTGTTCTAAAGGCTCTAAGGCAGACTTCCAAAAAGCTGTTGGGAATGGTTGCATTATTGATAATTATATCCAGTTACATAACTTGTGAATATACCACTATTTATAGCTACAAAAGTATATACGTTGGTCTTATAAGGAGCAATTTGCGGAGAAGTATTAATCCCAGCAGAGTCAGCAGGCATTCTTACAGTGTTGGGCGACCCAGATGTAAACGTGCAATTTCTAGCAGACGCAGTAGTATTTTTAATATACATAGTTAAGGTCTGCCCTGATTTTACATTAGAGAATGTATAATTAGTATGAGTACTATCATTATATTGAATATTGCTAACGCTCCAGTCCACGATGCTTCCTGCGGCCTCTTCTACTTGATGATATGCTACTCCCGCGGTTATCTGAAGGTCCCCCGCTACCGCTAACCCAGAGGTGCCGCTAACTATTAAATTTCCAGTTATAGTTTGATTGGCGTCATACTTATTTACCAACAAGCCAGATTCTATATTTTGGTTAAAACCAGAGTCTTGTATTTGAGCATGTAAAACTGCTGCATTATTCAATGTATTTCCAGTACTAAATATTTTTGAGTCTAGAGCATTACCGGTATTAATTATTTTCGTATCTATAGCGTTGCCAGTATTGATTATTTTCGCATCTAAAGCATTTCCAGTGTCAATTAGGTTAGTTTCTATCGCTTCAGCATTACTATATGTGATAATATTTCCTCCGACTGACACATTGTCTGCATCAGAGACGGGATTTCTAACTGCAAATAGATTATAAGATAAAGTCCTAGGAGAAGCTTGAGGGATTCTGAAGAATAAACTTTCTCCTTCTTTAGCGGCTCCCGAGGCTCCGACATTATTTTCTTGATAATGTCCAGAGAATAATCCTACATTTCCATCCGAATTTAATCCTGTAGAAATACCAAAAAATCTATTAGAAGCTCCGGATAAAAAGTTGAATCTATAAGTAGTTCCTCTGTCTAAATACAAAGTTGGATTGTTGGCGCCGCCTCCATGATTTATTGTCAGCCCGGTATAAGCTTCTCCCGAATGCAGAGGGGGAGTTTCTCCGATTTGTAACTGTCCGCCTACTATAGCTACATTATATTCTGCGGTATAATCTGAGTATTCTCCAGAGTAAGCTTGACCGCTAGTCACCGTGTCTCCGCTTAGACGCATAACTTCTACACCCGTGGCATCCAAAGTCCCGCTAAGGTCAAGAGTATAACCCGACAAACGATGCCCTGTCAGGGATAAGTTATTTGTATTAATAGTTATATTGTTAGTATTAGTAGTTGCGCTACTTGTATTAGTGGAAATATTTGAGGTGTTAGTAGCTATTAAAGCTCTAAGAGTTTCTCCAGTCGTAACCGAATTAGCGTAAAGAGTATCTCCTGTACTGGCGACATTGTCTATATGAGATTGGCCACTACTAATTAATGCTATATTTAAAGTCTGTCCGGTGTTTATAAACCTAGTATTAAGATGTCCAGAATTAGTAGTATCTAGGAAATGGCCTGATCCTGTAAATTCGACTTTAGAGCCATTGACAGCTAGCAGCTGTTGGTTAACTGTGCTGTAATTTGCTAAGTTGGATGTATCCGTTAGATTTAAGAAAGTTGTAGTTGATCCCCCGGCGCTTACGCCTGACCAAACCACGCCATTCCCATGTTGGTTAACAACTAAAGACTGCCCTTCTGATCCATAAGTTCCCTGTGGATTTCCGCCAACGCCAGTATTCACGTCTAATAGGCCTGTGATTTTATTTATATTATCTCCGAATTGAGCAGCGAGGTCTCCAGAATTATTTATATCAAGCAGCTTAGGGCTAGCTATCGTTCCTGTAGTGCTAGCATAAACTACTCTTCCGCTGATGTCTTGTATCGTATTTCCAGTATTTAATATTCTAGTATTTATGTTTCCGGAGTCAAGACTGTCTAACAAGTGGCCAGTCATACCTTTGTCTACAATACTGCCAGTGTTAGCCCAATCAACGTTTCCAGCTCCGTCTGTTCTTAAATATGCTCCGGCTATTCCATCCGTCGTTGGGAAAGTAAATTGATTACTAAAGGTTACTTTCTCATTAAGCTTAATTTCGGAAACTCCACCTATTTGCTGTTTTAGTTCTACGATAGGAGTAGTGTCCATTTGTAAAAATGTCCCTGAATCTGCAAAAAATAATATATCTCCTTGATTTGCTATTATGCCACTTGTGCCAGATTCGGAGCCTTTCACAAACCAATTCCCAGAGCCTTTATGATTACTTAATTGTCCAGTTGAAGAAATGCCTACAGATACAGAGTTGCCATCACTATTTCTTGCTAATATTTCTGTAGTAGTAGCCCCCGTGAAAGTATTCTTTACAGATATTAAAGAAGTAGCGGTATCTTCGAGATATAACTTTCTGCCATAAATACCGCTCCACCTATTATCAATATTTGGTTTGCCTAAATTAACATACCCTACCGAAGGGTGGACATAGCTAGGTCCGGGGGCAGCTAATCCTGCTCCATCTTCAACTAAAAACCCTGTATGGAGAACTCTACCCACACCGTCTATTTCATCTGTCCACTTTGCTATATAACCTACTACTCCCGTACCCGTAGGAAAAATTCCTGTTTCAGTTTTGTATACCGTTTTGCCACTAATATCAGCTATCCACCCGCTTAAATTAGCGCCAGTATTCATTACGTTCCCGCTAACATTATTAATATAGCCTGATAAGACATGGCCTGTTAGAGCCAAGTTTGTACTTGTTCCTTCTATAGATGTGATGAAACTTCCCGTATCGGCTTTTAAAGCAAAAGTCCCTGTATCAATTAAAACGCCGCTCTGATATATATCTCCGCTAACATCTATTCTTTCTGTAATAACAGTTCCAGTTGGAGCTCCAGACATGACAAATCTAGCATGCTCGATAGACAACTGTTGCGAGACAGCGTTATCACTAGAACCTGTATGAAATCTTAGCTTCGGAACAGATCCTCCTTGATCGTATATATTAACGCCGGATTCTGTTCTAAGTTTTAAAAATGTATTTGCATCTATAGCAAGATTTTCTCCTGCCGAATTTATAAATATATTACTATTGGCAAATTGGATTTTTTCACCAGTAGCCATAGTAACGGTCCCACTTATGGTCCCTCCTGTCTTTTTATCTAAAAATGTACCTGTTCCAAGATTTAAGTCTTTTGAGAAAGTTAGGCTATTCCCTCCGGGAGAACCAACTAAAAACATATCCCCTGTAATTCCGCTCGGAGTATCTACTAGGCCGCTAAAATTATTATTTGTGCTGGCTATAGCAGACGCCATATCTTTCACCGTAGCACTTCTACTGACTCCAGAATTAGCTACTACGACTAGGGCTCCTGTTGGTACTGGAGAAATCCCTGAAAGTTGAGATATTTTTTTATTTGGCATTCCTTATTCCTTTTATATTATACACTTTTTAATACAGGTGAACATCATTGCTTACTAGCAAATCCTCAGATTCTTCTAATTGTAAGTAGAATCTATCTACGTCATACGCTACTCCATCAAAGTTTATTCCGCTCGAATTTTCAAGAAGGTGAAAATCTTCTATTGCCCTATCTCCTAAAAGACCACTTATAAAAAACCCTTTAGTTAAATTGTCTGGATCTAACTCCGTACTAAAGATAGCTGAAAACTGCTTGCTGCTACCTATAGATGTATCGTAGTCGAAAGAATCAAGTTTAGCTTTATTAAAAGAATATTTTATTAACGGCTCTGTGCCAGTCAGCCCTAAGACTCCTGCGTGCCTAGGAGAATCCGTCGATATAGTGGAGCATTCTTGAGATCGATTTAAATTTATAGTAAAGTTATAATCTTGATTTAATTCTACTAAGTCTATTAAAGAGCCCGAGCTCATTTTTTCGACTATACCATTTATACCTATTTGCACAGGTATTGTATAGTTTAACTTTCTGCTTATTGGGAACTTATACCCCAAGCTAGTCTGAGCTTCTCTAGGGAGGTCAAAATTTATACTATAAGACTCTAAATGAAGATTATTGAAATCTATACCTAGTCCAGAAAAAGAATCTACCGAAAAGTCTATATCTCCGGGTCTAATTACTGATATAGGATTCCTTGCTTTTATTTTCGGAATGACACACTCTACACCGCTTATTTGCGTCCCACTTTTTGTTTCTATAGTTGGAGTTGCGAAACCGCTACCGCTTGTATAGAACATTACATTTTCTGATACATAAGAAATATCGACTCTAGGAAAGTCTCCTATGGAAGCTTCTGTAGAATAAGAAGTCATGTAACAGTTGCCAAAAGCAATTACGTTATGCCCGCTGTTTTTCATGTCTACTATATCTTCATGAGGGTTATGGTAGGGAGGGTCTCCTATATTAACAGAAGTAGGAGGTATTAAGCCATTTGTATCTCTCACTTCTAAGCTTGTCAGCGAGTCGTTATTTGTTTGATTTAAATCCTCTTTATCTGAACGTACGACTAAATAAAAGTTTTTCTTATCTTTAAAGCCATCTTTTGTTTCGTCATCTTCTGCGAATCCAGAAATTAAAGATTGTCCGGTGTTATTAGAAAAGAGCGGAGCGCCTTCGTAAGGATATTCAAATCTAGGATGATTAACATATAAACCCATCTTAGCTTCGTTCGAAACATCAGAAACTAAGTAAGAAAATGAAAAACTTACTTCGGGGGGATTTATAATTGGCCTATCTACTACAGACCGTGTGTTTAATTGAGCTACTTGATGATGAGGAATACTAATATCGTAAGATAGCGCCTGAACTCTATCTAACTGTTTGATTAAATTATCATTTATAACAGTATCGGAATAATCGTTATGAGAATCCCCTCCCGCATAATTTAAAAAATTATTGCCAGACGGTCCTACGAAAAGTCCTTCGACATTGTAAATAATTCTTGACATTATTCTTCATCATATTTACTGCAATACAATATACCCGCCAAGAAGTCATCTACTTGATGTTCGTAAGCTATGGACTGAATTTCTTTGACTCTTTCATCGTTTCTATCAACTGGCTCAGCTGCATATCTTCCAGCTTTAGCTAACCAATTCTCCGGGTCCTCATTATGAATTACTATATTGGAAATTTGTTGAGCAATTTCTTTTTGAGTCTTGTTCAATCGTTTACGATTATGTAATTGTCTTAAAGACGCTTCAACTTCCGAATTTAGTTTATCTGCTAAATTTAAATTGTCTCTGACTTTAGTTAAGCTAAACCTAGTCTGTTTCTCTGCTTTTAATCCTATAGGATTTTTAGTATCTGTTTCTTTTGGCCTCCCTGTGCCTTCTGGCCTGCCTTTTTGTTGCGGGACAGGCTTAGCTTTTTGCGCAGGAATTTCTTTAGGGGGCTTGTTTCCTAGTACTGGCTCGTACAAACCATTATCTTTTAGCTCTCTAAACTTCTCTTGAGATTCTATAGATTCTTCGGTAGTCGGCATGCGGCCAGACTCTATAGCTTGGACGCCCTCTTCTGGAGTTAAAACTCCTAATTCAACAAGCCTAGTATATACTCTAGCGTAAACAGAGTTGTCTCTGAGGTCTAAGTCTTCAAAATTTGGAGTAGGATAATTTTTAAAGCCCATCTCCTTGGAGATTCTTTTAATTTCCGGCATTAAGAAATCATTAATGAATACTTTTCTTCCTTCATTAAGTCTTTCCATAAACACTTGGACTTTAATACTTGAATTGGCAAACTTCTCATCACTAAGGAGAATATTATTCAGACCCATTTGAATATCGTGGTTGCATACTTCATATTTTTTAGGATCAAGTATTCCTGCGATATCAGGGATGACAAACTTTGCTTGAGTAGTATAATCAGAAATAAGAACACGTCCTACGGACTCATTTTCGAATAGCTTCTGCATAGCCAAAAGGTTCTTTTGGTTTACTCCACCTTTTTCCGGCTCTGCCCCCATAGTGACAAGAAGAATAGATTGATTTGTGGTTCTAGTAAGAGCCATGTCCATCTTCTTCATTTCTTGTTTCCAGTTGATATCTTCTAAGACAGGATAGCCCATCGGCACTGCGAAAGGCTCGTAATCTTGCTTTTTGTAAAAGACTGCGGTAATTTTATCTAGCGGCAAAGGAATACTAACAGCGTTATAACCCGGCTTTTTATTTCCTTCTCCTTTAATCTTCTTAATAGTTTCGGGATCAAAGCTTTCTAAAACTTGACGGTCTTCTTCTGTTCTTGGATGCCTTAATCTCTCTAGTTCATAGTCAGTGAGAACTTTTTTAAATTCTCCCGTGGCAAAAGTGATATTTCCTGAGATTTGAATATCAGCAGGGTTGAGGATAATGTATCTAGCTGGTAGTTTAAAAGAAGCGTTTGAACTTAATCCGAAGGTTTGAGTCATTCTAGTAACGTCGGACTGAGAAACGTTAGCATCGAATCTATGAATGAAGACATTCCCAGACCTGTAGTATTCTCTAAAGAACTTGCTCTGCAGACTATTCATGTTTATCTTCTTGCATAAAGCATCGAAGAACTCTCTAGCTTTTCTACTTCCACCAGTAAGATAGATATTACTCATAGAAAACTCTGTCATTAAGTCAATAGTATTTCTAAAAACTGAGAAGTTATAATAAGCTTTTTGACAAAGTACTATCGTATCTCTAATATCCAAGCTTGAATTATTAGTAACTCCTTGAGAATATCTAAATGGAATTATCCCGTCATCTATATTTCGATACCTATCGGTACGTTCAATAGACCCAGCTTTATTGCGCCGCGATCTAGTAGAAGCGGCAGTTTCAATAAAATCTCCGCCCGCCATTAGCGGTTCGTTAACGGTGTTTTCGTTCTTAACTTTTCTTTTAACTGCCATTTTAACTTTAAATTACACTTAATCGATCATCCTTGGAACAAAAGTCGTATTAACTTCTTCGACTTTTATATTCTTCATATCATTATAGGCTTTAACAGCCCAATTACCTAACATTAATGTTGTATAATTATCTTTTCTGGCACGATTGGCAGAAGTGCTTCTTCGGAGGTGTTGCGGGAGGTCAAACGTTTGAGTGCCTTTTGCAGTGGATTTAACCTCCACAAGAGCACATTGTTTCTTAGTTTGATAAATCAAAGTATCTTGAGTTTCTATCATTTCTCCTATATCGTTAAAGTGAGTCATTTTGAGAGGGACTTTAGCCGAAGATACTTTAGAGAAAAAACTGCCTGAAGCTGCTGTTCTCGAAGCAAAAAATATTCTTTTATGATCTATACAAGATTGTAAATATTCGTTAGCGTTTCTTAAAAAATCAGAACTAAAGATTTGTTTAAAGCAAACTATGTCGTCTTTCGGGCTGTAAGCTCTTTTGACTTTTTTAAGTTCCTTATCATATTCTATCCCTTGTTTTTCTGTGTTGAAATCAAAAAATTTAATTTCTAAGCCAGCCTCTCTGAAAACCTCGGATTCATTTGCACTGTCGATAAACTGATAACCTGCGTTATCTATAATTATCATTTTTATATTAAAGTTTTTATACAGATAAAATAAATACTTAATATGATCTTTTAAATCTCCTCCAGCTACTGCATAAGAATGAACTAAGGTATACGATCCTTCATCTAGTTCAAGAAGCGACATCGCGAAATAGTCAGAACTAGGACTGTTGCTGAAACTAGGGTCTATTCCAAGTATATACTCTTTCTCTGAATTTCCTGTCACTAAAGTATGCGGCGCCTCTCCGTCAGGCACAGTGCATTCATGCATTTTCTTTGCGCTAAAATAACTATCGCTACCGTCTGTGAATTGCGCGCAATATTCCCGCTGAAAAGAGGAGTTAGATGAGCCTCCCGACTGAGCCTCTTCAATAATAGTTTTATCTATCATGTCAGGTGGCACGGAGTCAAACCCCATTTGGGATATAAAATATTTAGAGTCTAAAATATCGTCAGAATAAATATTACCCATCCATTCTTTGTATGTTTTATA